CCTAATACAGGAACTTCAGGAGTTTCAAACACAGGCATTCCAAACCTATCTATAAACCCTTCCATATTCCAATCCATAGGAATAAATAAACTATATAAACCACTCTTAGTTTGTCCGTTGGCATTTCTATTAGTGACTGAGGAGTCGTTGTATAACTTTTTAAAGTTTCCTCCACCTTTTTCAAGTGCGTTAGATGTTGAACCCATCATACACTTACCTATAACCTTGCTACCTAATCGTAAACAAGTCTTTGTTACTCGCCAATTGTTAAGTATATTATTAGGCTTAACCCACTTACCACTCTCATCGTGAACTAGTAATAATAGTTTTTCACCATCATATGAGTTATCGTCTGTATTCTTCCAATCAATAGTTGTATCCAAACCAAACAACTCATCGTCCTTGGCTATGTACATATTCTTTTTAGTAATCTTTGCTGCAGGAATTCTAAAAGCTAACTCAGTCTTAGGTTTATCCATACCATCCATAATAGGTTTGAAAAAGAATGGAAGCCTACTGTTTATAGGTACCACCTTATCCGTAAACATCTTCTTCGCATCAGAACCTGTCTTTGATAGTATACCAACACGTGCATCTTTTGCAAGTGTCCCTGTGTTCACACACTCAGACGATGACATAAAAGAAAATCCTGAACGTCTTATCTTTAAATAAATCATTCCAAAACTTCTTGAGTCTGCCTTACAAGCCTCCCAATAAATAAATAGTAATCTGTTTGCCTCTCTAAAGTCAGGATATCCAACGTCAATACTTGTCCACTGCAGGTACATATAGTGTGCTCCGGTTATATATGTCTTTATTCCGTTAGACATAAACCATAACCCCTGCTCTCTTCTATCAAACTCACCCTCTATGTAGTCAACCCACCTATCTTTAAACTCGGATGGCATTTCATTCCATTGGAATATTGATTGAACCTTAGATAATGCTTTTGGAAGTTCTGTTCTTTCCCAATACTGTTCCTTAGATTTCTTATCTCTTTGAATACAGTTTTTTTCGGTTATAGGTAAAGCGATTTTTAAGCCGCTAATACTAATAACATCACCAATCTGTCCGTTCTTAGATATAACGACAATATCGTACTTAGAATCATAGCCATATTTCCACGTTTTAGCCCTGTTCTTAGACGTTAAAACATTTTTTGGTACAATACCTTCAAGTTGTTTATATAAGCTATGTAGACCTTCTTTCTGCAAATCCTTGTTTTGTATCTGTTTTACTAGCTCCCTTCTCTAAGGAGTCTATTGCTTCCCTTTCTAACTCTATTCTATTTAGTATTTCAAACGCATCGAATATAGCTAACTTTTTTGTAGCTGCCGCATTCTTTAATTTGTCCGCAGATAAAACATCATCCGTATCATACTTAATAATCTCTTCCTTCGCAACTTTTATAAGTTGTTCCACTGCCCTATGACCGGCTTCTATTATTTTTAGTTTTATTTCTTTTGATTTCATTTTTAATATATTCTTTATTATGAGTATGATGTCTATAGTTAACAACTATTTCTTCATCAATTTTTATAGAGCCTTCTGAAACTAAAACAATATTATCATTATCTTTAAAATAATAAAACTTTGCGTTATTATTTTTAGAATGATTAGTGTATCTTCCTGCTAACGTTCTACAACTCTGCTCTAAACCATATCCTATAATATCTCCTTTTTCAAAATCTTTATTAGCGAATACTCCATCCCCATCAATAGATGATTTTAAAACTTTATAATTATCATTTCCAAAATCTACAACAGGTCCTGCTAACTTTATGAACTCTTCAGAATCAATATAAGCATTCAAAACTTCAAGGTCTATATTTTCCTCCTCAAGGAATTTATAAAAATCATTCATCATTTTTTTTTAAGAAACAAACCTGAATTAATCTAGAATCCTCATCCTCACCAAAATTCTCATAGATGTTTCTTGAGTGATATAAGTGAGATGGAAAAACAACAAGCCTGTTATACGCTGATTTTAAAATACAACTCTTCTTATCTTTATGATATAATGTTGTGCCATCATCATCAGGATGTGTTTTACTTAAGTAAAGAATAGCTGTTAGGTCACCCATCATATCATCCGTATGAATCATATTAGGTTCTTCTTGATTCTTAGGGGAACTTCTTACAAAATTTAACACTGTACTGTAGGTTGGATATGATTCACATAAATAATCAAACAACTCATCCATACCTCTTACCTGTATATTTTTAAATATACCATCTTCTTTTAGGTCTACATCCTCAAATCCTACACTAAATATATCTTTAACATATAAGTCTACATCACTAATAACCTCTTCGTAAATTCCTATTTTCATAACGTCATTACTATTTGATGGTCAAACATTCTATATATCTTCTCTCCCTCTAAACTAAACTCATACTCACTCTCAGGTTTAAAAGAAACCTTGTCTCCTTTCTTAACCCCCTTACTAGTTAGGTACTCGTTAGGATATTTAATTATACCAACAAGAGGTTCTTCTGTAAGCGGCTTGTATATATACGACTCCTCTACAGGAACGGGTGCTACAAAACAAAATCTTCCATAAGCATTCCACTTATCATTGTGCTTGTACATATAGTATTGGTCTTCCTCAACAAAGAAAAGGTCATCCTTAAAATAACTCTTACCACTTCTTTGCATCCCCTTCATATCATTATAATACTTAAAGACATTGTGGTGCACCAACAAAATATCTCCCACCTGTATTGGACCTTTATATCCTAGGGGAAGTTCAATTACTTCTGCTTCTCTATTAGAGAATTTAAAATCTTCTTGAGATGTACTTACAACAATATCTAGTCCTGCTATTGTCTTAGTGTTATTGTATCTCTTACCCTTTAAGGGTTTTACAATAAATGAGAAAGGTGATTTCATAATTTAATTTATGAGCCACAACCGATACATTCTATATACGAATCAGTTGGCTTGACTCCATTTAATTTCATTTCAATGTTATGAATCTTATTGGCAATATCCATAGACTCAAACATATCAGTAGATTTCTCTACCTCGATTTTTAATAACTCAACTTGTTCTGTTAGTTCCTTTTTTTCTTGCTCTGACATTTATAAAAAATTTATGTTATACTCAATTGATATGGGCATATTAGAGGTGAATTCTTTCCACAGCATAATTTCATCATCACCTTGTATATAAACAAGTATTGAAGAACTCTCCTGCACAAATTTAATTAAATGTATAGTATAGCTTCCATTAAGAACTGTTTGCCCTGTAATGTAATGCATTGCACCCGACTTATAATCGGGTCCTACTGATATTTTTCTTATATCCATTTTATTTAATTATATATTTATTATTCCTTAAGCGTACTCTAAATATATTTGAAACTTATAAATTTTAGTTGCAGCAGCAGGTGGTATACGAATCTGAATCATTTGGTAATAATTACTAAATGCTCCCGTTCCCATTGAATCTGTATTAGGTATATGTTCCCGTATCTCCAACTTCCGGAGGACTACTCAAAGTAGATGTTCCAACAACTTGAGAACCATCAAGATTAATATCACTATCTACAGCAGTCCAAACATTAAGTACATTTGCTGCGGGTTTAAAAACAACAAACCTTGAAAAATGAGGTTCAGATGCACCATCTGCAAGTACAAAGTTTGAATATATTTTTACTTTTGTCATTAATGCTGATACAGGTAAAGTTAACCAAGTGCTACTGCTTGGAGATAAAACGATATTACCCGTAGATTCAGAAGCAGTTACTGCTAATTGCCACTGTGGAGTGCTATATATTGACTGACTATTTCCATATCCATATGCATATGTATCAGTATTTTGAGTATGAGAAATTGATATCTCATTTAAAGCATATTGCGCAATTGCAGGTGCAGAAATTGTATTCCATCCTCCGGGTAAAGGATTTTCAGTACAAACAAACTCATAAGCTTTTCCGTCATTTGGTATAGCTAATGGCGTATCTACAGGTAGATTATTTATCTTTCCTCCTATGTTTGATGGATGAACTAATAATATCATATCTGACATATTTACAACTCTAGTACTTTTACCTGTAACCGGTTGTGGTAGCTTAGTACAATAGTCAGTAGGAGTTGATGTTGTAAATACATTTACTCCATACTTCATCACAGATGTTGTGGTGTTGTCAATCCCTTGTGCCGTTAGTCCATTAAATACTTCTAAGTATGGTGGAACTAAATCTATAATATCACTAATTAAATAGTTCTTAGTCTCAGAGTTATTATTAACATCTGTTCCAATTAACTTATCATCTAGTGATGGTGTTCCATCAACTGCATATGTACTTATTTTTGACATCTTCTTTTATTTAGTAGTTATTCCTCTTCTTTTGTAGTTATAGAACCTGTTTCAATGTTTATCACTGAGTCCTTACCATACTTAGTTATTAATTCTTCCTCTGATTTAGCAAAAGATAATTGAATATCATTTACTTTTTTCAAAATGTTTGACTGAGAGATTACTGTATCTCCAAGTTGAACCTTTGCTTTCGTGAATTCATCTATAAGACCTTTAATCCCTGATAATTCTTCTTCTGTTAGCTGTGCCATAATTTATTTAAGTTTATTTTATTTCTACAAAGATATAAAAATATATTTGTAATTACTATTTTTTTATTATTTATTCGTTTGGGTCAATTCCATTTTCTAATAATATTGCTAACCATACTGCTTCGTCTGTATAAAAATCAACTTCAACCCAAGGGGAATCCATACATTGAGTAGTTAATATACCACCATATGATTTAATCTCCGTTCTATTTTCATCCCAACAAATAAACCAAGTCTCAACTGAAGGGTAACATAATTCTGTCATATCTATATTTTTTATATACCACCACCATCTGTGATAGTCCAACTGTATGTGTTTATTAATGTGTTCCTTGCTGTTTCTGCAGTACCACCCAAAGTATATTGAGAACCCCCAAAGTTTATACTTTCTCCTGTATTAGGAGTTTGTCCTGACCAACTGATTAAAGTGGCATCGTAATTTGCAGTACTTAATCCTGTTGCGCTATTCATGAAATCTGTAAAATTAGTTACTTGATTAATATCCCAATTTGCTAAAGAATTATCAAAATTATCTACATCTTTCAACATTCTTTGCATATTTAAAACACTTGAAGTATCCCAATTTGATAAATCTAATCCTACTAAATCATTGTCTCCATCAAATAAAGAAAACATATCCGTTACTAAACCAACATCCCAACTACTAACATCTCCGATTGAAGTTAAATCGTAATTCCTATAAAACATTTCACGCATTGTATTTACACTACTAACATCCCAATTTGATAAATCTAAAGAAGTTAAATCAGTACAAAGTTTAAACATTCCTTGCATATTCGTTACATTGCTAACATCCCAATTTGAAACATTTAAAGTTATAAGGTCTGAACCACCAAAAGCATTTTGCATATTAGCAATTCCACTTACATCCCAATTTGATAAATCTAAAGATGTAAAGCCACAATTTGAAAAAACATCACGCAATGTATTTGATGCCATTGTTGGAATATCTGTTGCGCTAATTGTTGTTAAATTTACACACCCCTTAAAACTTCTATACCCTGTTCTGAAATCTCCCCAATTTGAAATAGATATAACTTTCTTTTCATCTGTTGAAGTTGAGGCAGTACCTGCAAAACGCCACGTATCAACTATTCCTGTAATTGAAATATTGTAAACTCCTGAAGATGAATAGGTATGAGTTGCTTCTGCTTGATTATAAACT